TGGTCAGCCCTGCCTGCGCCTTTGCGATAAGGCTCCTGCCTGCATTCGTGAGAGAATGCCTTTCAAATAGTGCCATTTACACCTCCTATATCCTGGCAGCTATGCTGCACGATCCCCATCGCCGCATAGCGTGTAGTGTTCTCGTTCTGACTGTAGTCCGGCACGTCAAGGACCTCATCAGATGTAAAGTATGAGTCCTCCGCCAAAGCGTAAAACTGGTCCATGAACAGCGCCTGATCAGGATCATCAATATTCACATCATTGGTGACAGCCATACGGTTATTGACTGTTCTGCCGAATTTCGCTGTCCATTCCTTCTCTACCTGATGGCGAGCCGACAGGTAGCGGATGTGAGATGAGGCGTTTTTAACCTGGTCTATGATCTGACTTACCTGATTAAATGATTCCTCTGTAAGCGGAACGGGCGTAATTATGTCAAATACTCCCGGAGTTCCGGGGCCATCCTCGAAATCGTACCATTCGATTATTTCGCCTTCGCCGAATATCGTCGTGATGAGATCCTGCACAGACTTCTTTGTGCCTGCTCTTGATCTCCACAATATTGCGTTTTTGACCAGTTTTCTCTTGATACTTATCTCCAGATTTTCCGAGTAATATGGTGCCTTCATCTCTAAAGCCATCAGATCCAAAAGTTCCTCTGGCATCGAATCTATGTCCGAGTATAAATGAGTCAATTTCTGACATTCGAGGAGCGATGCTATTGCCATCTTGCAAGCGTAACTTATGGCGACTGCATCTGCATTTTCCTTGAAATGCGATGGAAGAAGGTCGATAGGCTCACCGTCTTTGTACTTAATCATTTTCCAGTCCTCCGTACGTCACTGTCTGAGTCGTGAGTTTGGCAACTGAATCTGTTGATATAGCTGTGAACACTGGTGATGTGACGACCACTCTTTTCGCCCCGGCTTCCTTCACAAGCTTTATAAGTTCATCCGGATTGATATCTCTGCCTATCCTCGACTTTTGCCACAGGATGTACTGGGCCACTGCATTATTGACTGCAGTCTGAATAGTGATTGCTGATGCACTGTCGGACTGGTTAATGTAGTAGGTCATATTCAGCGCATAATCTACTGTTTCAGGCGTTTCGACATCTATCTTGTCCGTAAGCATCTTGACTTCATCGCTGCTAAGATACGCTGTGAGACCGTTTATGTATTCCTCCTCCGGGAGTTCTCCTCCTGCCAGTATGCATCTGATGGCCACATGGCGTGGCAAAGGCGACGTTATGTGCACATCTTCTACGGTTGAGTCATAGGTCCTCACATAATATTCGTAAGCTCCCTTGGAACCTGCGGATGTATAAGATTCAGGTGCAAGGTAAATGCGTTCCCTGAAATTATCATCCGTTTCAAGATCTCGTCCATTCTGACTCTTTGTGATGTTTGATACCGTATCCACAAACGGTACCGGAGTTGCCATCTTACTGATCTCACCTATTGCATAAAGGTTTCCCTCTGTTCCCGGAGTATCGCAGACAGCCTTAACATCCACATATAACTCACCTGCTGCAATCTCTGCATATTCCTGTGTTGTAAATAGCATTCCGTCTCCGGCTGTTGCCTGTGAACCTGCAGGAACCGGTGTCACCGACTCTCTTGCACTTACCATGGAATACCTGAGTGTCACGGATGCTCCTCTCGCAGGGTTCCTTGAGACTCCTTTAAAGGCTCCGAGCTCCTCAAGAAAATCACCTGTCGCATACTTAAGTAGTCCCATCTTTCCTGCCTGGTCAGTTTTCTGAAAGGCCTGGTAGATAAAATAGCCGCACGTTGATAGAATCAGCCTTCTATCATCCGCGGCGCCTAGTGTGATATCCTTACCGGTTATCTCTTTTCTCTTTTCTTTGAACCACTTGATCATGTTCTCTTCCAATGTTCCCATCGACAGATCACCGATGAAAGAGACATCCGGATAGCTCATGATCGAGTCCAGATTGCTTGTGCTCATTCCTCATCCTCCTCATCATCAGAATCGTAATATTCATCAGAGAGCTCTATCTGAACATTTACCGTAACATCGCCAACATTCCCATAATCGAAGCTGACCTCTGTCACCTCAAGCCTCGGCTCCCATGTTTCGACCTTTTCAATGAGGTCTGTTGCATAATCATTCTCCAGGTCTTCAGGAACAGACGAAAGCGCCGCCCACTTAAGCCCTAATCCCCTGTTCAAAGGTATGGAGCCTTCGGGAATCTGCATGATATTCTTGAGACACTTTATCGCATCATTGATCTCTTCTGATTCTTCGTTTGAGATAAAATTGAACTGCATATCCCCTCCTTAGTTATCTTCCGTGAGCGTCACATCTATCTTTAGCGAATATATCTCGCCCTTTTTCAAAACTATGTCGTAGCTCGCAGACATACTTGTGATGATCGCTTTTTTCAGTATGCTTTTCCCGCCGATGACCAGAGGATAGCTCACACCCTTTCTGGCAGCTTTCAGAAGTTTCTCTTCTACTTTCTGCGGTCTATGGCACAGCAATGCATTAATTTCCATGGTAAATGTCACGGTCTCAAGGTCAGGACCCAAGAATTCAAGTCGGGGCTTAACTCCGCCAAGCACTTTGTGCTTACTGGTCTGTGCCGAAAAGCTGCGCTTCATCGACTGGAACGTGAGCACTCTGCTGTCACTGGTCTGAAACTTCACTCCGCTTCCCCAATTTCCGATTTTCATAACTGCTCACCTCACAAAACCTTATTCTTTATATTGATCAGGTCTGATAATGTGATAGATCCTGCTGCACCCGTAAGTGCCAGCTCTCCTCCTGCAGCGGTTATCCCTGCCCCTCCATCAACTATCTTGCCGATGATTATCCCTGCCTCGCTCCCATTTGAGAGATGCAATACAAGCACCTGATCGTCCTTCATAAGTGTCTGCTTGCATCCCAAAGGTGCAAATACTTTTAATTTCTGTGTAACAGTCAGCGCCAGATCCGGATAAAAGACCGATGCTTCTCCTGTCGCGGCATCATATGATGATATGAATCCTATTCTTATGCCCTGCATAGCACCTCCTAAAAACGATTAAAAATCTTATATCCGGTCACAGTCATCTTGTGTCCGGATCCTGTTATGGAATGAGTGACAGATGTGCAGGAATATTTTCCATTCATCCTCCCCATTCCTGCTATATTGAAGTTATTTGTCGCATTCAGATAAGCATCGCAGTTACATATGGTCGTGAACTGAATCGTCACAGCTTTCTCATTCTCTTCGTTTATCCGGGCGATGGCTTTACGTCTCGCCTCCGCCTCATTCTCACAATGTTCATTTATCTGCAGGACTCTCGGCCCCGTTCCGACTCCTACACAGATCATCTTTCCTTCTGCCGTAGGATCCACTTTGCCGACATTGTATGAATTCGGGTCTCTTGCCTGGATTGCTTTGTTTGCCTCATCCTGCGCTTTTTTAGCCTGACTTTCTGCCTTTGACGCCTTGGCCGTGTTCTTTTTTGCATCAGGGTTCGTATAGGATATCGTGGCTCCTGTATATGTACCTACAAGCGTGGAATTCCATGTGTAGGACTCTATATCCTTAGGTCTGAATGTCGTCTTAACACCGCCGGCTTCGTATATTTTTTTGTCGAATATAACAAAACCGACCTTATACATCTTGATGAACATGCCTTCGTGCCGACACAGATCGTAAAGAAATTCACTGTCCGTCTGGTTGGCCTGTTCGACTACCTCTATGACCGGTTCTTCGCCCCAGTAGTACAGGTTCGTCATACCGTAAAGAGCCATCTTTTCCTGCGCGATCTGCTTTAGCGTGACGTTGTACCATACCTTTGACTTCTTTGTTGTCTGAAACTCCGTGGATGCCGGAAGGGATATACCTCTTACTGTACATATGCTCGGAGGCCCGCCGAACTGGATATCGTCCACAGTGAAGTTACCGCAGTGATAGTTATCCCATCCTGTTGGTGAGTTCCATCCGGCAAATGTCAACGCCACTTCCAGATTGTGCTCTTTCTGTATGTCCGACATCCGCATCCAGTCTGCTGCGGATCCTGCAAATGTGAGCACAATCTCGTCAGCCTTGCCCTGATCGTTATCCGTATACTCAATCTGCTCCACTCTTTGTGTGAGTCCTACTTCCTTGCCATCATAAAAAATGAGAGGAACAACTCTTCTACCTCTGGCCATTCAGTACCGACCTCCAATCTGGGAAATCAGATGCGACATCATCATTTGTGAACGAATCCATTGACGGTATAGTCATTTCCAAACCTGCAGGGAATATAAGATAGTCCAATAAATCTCTATTGGCATCCATGAGCTTGTCGCAGTACCGTTCCTGTCCATAGAAACGGTATGCGACAGTGTCAAATGTATCTCCTGCAACTGTTATGTACTTTTTTGCTTTCGATGCCATTTTTCCTCCCTTTAATAGCTGAGTCTCACGTTATCCCTCATGAATCTTTGCATGTAGCTCTTGAACTGCTGATAAGACTCTGCGGTCACTTTTCTCAAATCACTCTCATTGGCTGAACCACTTATCTGGAATACCGGCGCATAAGTCACATTCACAGCACCGCCTGTTGTGCCTATTCCGGTGTTGCCTGCTGCCGCAAGTTCCTGTCCGACCTGGTTATAGAGTTCTGCTGCACGCTGTGATCTGTTGATAGGGATGATTCCCTCATCGTCACCGCCCTCACCTATCCATGAGAGCTCCGGAGATCTTACGATACCACCGGATGCATGTTTCTTTATTCCGGTCTTGCTTGTTGCCTCAGCGCCTATGATGGTGGATATAGGACGGAAATTTACATTTACGTCTGCAGATACTGAAAATGGCGAACTGAATTCGCTGTCTATAGCCGATGCGGCGTCAGCTCTGAGCTGTCGTGCAGCTCTGTCCAATTCGTCTTTATGACTTGTAATAGACTCGCTCAGAGTTACCGGAATCTCCGCTCCTTGCTCCTGAAGAGTGTTGAGGACATCCTGATACTCGCTGTTCTCTGCTGCGGACTTACCGAGTACTTCGTACATCGCATCGTAATCCCCGGCCAAAGCTTCGAGAGCCGCTACATCATTGAGACTCTCCTGCAATGCCTTCGGGATCTCTTCGCTTGCTGCTCTGTATTCCTCAGCCTTTTTCTTCATTTCTGAAATCTGAGGTTCCATGTTGTCCAGGAGCTGTCTGACAGCGTCCTGAGTCGCGCTATCTACTCCGAAAGCGTTCTGTAAATCGGTGCCGGAGAACGCTTCAAGTCCGAATGTACCACCCTCCATCTTTCCGAGAGCCTCTTCGAGAATTCCCGGTACCTTCTCCGCAAAAGCATCTAGTTCTGATCTATACGACTCTTCAACAGTCTGAAGAGAGTAATCAAAACCTTTCTGATTTGCTGCGTCAAGCTTCTCTTTGAGCTTTGCATCTTCTATCTTCTTTAACTCTTCATACCTGCTTTGACTTATCTCTCCGCTATCCCTGGAACTAACTAGCGAACCGACCTGATATAAATATCCCTGAGTATATTGATCTGTCAGTTCCTTGATATCGTCTGATATTTCTCTCTGCAAATTTTGGAATGACTCTGCTGTCAATTCACTTCCGGAGTATTTGAGCTTTGTAAGCTCAAGTTTTGCTTCGCTTTGAGCCTGTGAAACTTCCTGAGTAACAGTTGCAAGCTTGGCCTGAAGCTCTCTTATGAGCTTTGCTTCATCAACATCTATGACGCCATCTTCCATAGCGTCGCTATAAGCTTTTCCAAGCTGTTCGCCCAATTCCTGAACTTTTCCGCTTGTATGGTCATACATGTTGTTGAGAACGCTCAATATTTCTTCACCGTCTGCGTCACCTTCTCCGAATAAGGTGGTCACAGACACATGCGCTGTATATTTAGCTTGCTCAACCGCAGCTAAGCTCTGTTCGACCATTGTATCTACAGAATTCTTTAAATCGGCACTATCGGTTTCGGATAGAGTAAATCCCGCTCCTAACTTCCATGTGATTCTTTCTATCTTCTTGCTAGCATCAGAAACCTTTTGAGCTATGTTTTCTACCTTCCCAAGCTCTTCGGCCTGTGCAGAAAGACTTTCAAAGATTTCTGCTCCTAGGATGTCTTTTGACACATCTTTCAAATCTTCAAGCGAAAGTGTCAATTCTCCGAAATGCTTTGCAAGGTTATTCTTAGCCGCCTGTTTAGCGGCTATTTTTTCCTGTGCAAGTATGCCGGCAACTGCTCCGCCAAGGAGTGCCACTCCGCCTATTGCCGCCGTTACCGGATTCGACGCCATTGCAGCTATGAATCCCTGAATTCCGGCAAGCCCTGTAGTTACTTCTTTCGCAACCTTCAGCGTCGTGATCGCCGTACCGATTCCGACTATCGCGCCTACAACTTTGTCACCATTTTCTGCAAGGAACTTGGCTGTCGCTATAGCCGGTTCAGTGAATTCGGTAAGAGCATCTTTTCCGTCCAGAAGCTCTCTCCTTATGGTTGGAAGCTTCTCCGTAAATGTTTCTTCTGCCACCTTTCCGAAATCGCCTATCCACTTAGTGCCTTCCTGCACTGCCTCCCTCATAGGCTCCTTGAACACGTCATACATACGGATTGCATCATCCTGCATGGCTGATGTCATTTTTGAAAAATCACCCTGAAGATTATCAAGCTTTGTGTCTGCCATACGCTCAAGAGCACCGTTACAGTTATCAAGAGAATCCGCGAGAGCATCCCATTCTGTTCTTCCATCTGCGAGGGTTGTAGTAAGTCCCTGCATGATGTCATTGAGAGCATCTGTATGTTCTTTTCCACCCAGGGACGCCAGTGCAAGGTTTCTTTCTTCCTCTGACATGCCTTCAAGCCGCTCATTGAGTTCCAGGAAGGTCTGTTTCAAGCCTTTGAACTTGCCTTCGCTGTCAAATGCTGACAGGCCGAGCTTATCCATCATCTTTCCGGCCTTTCCGAATCTGGTGGTCATGTTATTGATGACTGCATTCAGTGCATTACCGGCTTCAGAGCCTTTGATACCTCGATTGGCCAGCATGCCTAGAACTGTAGCGCTCTCCTCGATAGGGACGTTGAGGTTCTTCATGACACCGCCGACACTTATATATGCTTCCATTAACTGCTGCGCGGTCTGATTTGACTTGTTATTGGCCATTGCGGCAACGTCAAGATAGTGTGAAAGACCATCGACCGCCACACCTGTTGCAGACATTGAGTCTGTTACAAGATCTGACGTGGTCGCGAGGTCCAGTGCTGTGGCTTCAGAAAGCTTAAGAACTGATGGAAGCCCTTTTATTGAATCTTCTACCGACCAACCTGCGAGAGCCATGTATTCGAGGGCATTAGCCGACTCAGACGCGGTCTTTGATGTAGATCTTCCCATCTCCATGGCTGCAGCTTTTGCGGCCACATATTCCTCTTTTGTCGCTCGAGCAGTGGCTGCCCATGAGGACATAGCGGATTCAAAATCAGCGCCCACCATCGTGGACGCTGATCCTAACGCTGTTACTGCTCCTGCCGCCAGCTTTGCGGCATTTACGGCCGTTCCTGCGGCCTTCGTCATTCCTCCCCACATTGTGTCTATACCGGGAGATGCTTTGGAAAAAGCTTCGTTGACAGATACGGCCTGCCCGGAAGCCTGTGCGGCCGCTTTTGCAAGATCTCTCATTTGCTTTTTTGTCATCTGCACTGACTTGCCGAGTGATGCATCCACCATTCCGACAATTTGCAGCGCGAGCTGATATTTACTGTCTGCCATTTTTATCCTTTTCCCTTTCTCAGCTTCAAGATCTCTTCCACAATGTTATCAAGCTCATCCAGTGGAAGAGCGTATAAAAACTCCATACTTGTGCCTGTCCTCATAGCCACAGCCACTATCGTCTTTCGGATAGAGCCCACAGCTCCCGGATTCAGGCTGTGGCGTACAAAAAAGTTGTTACATACTCTTTTAGTCTGATCGAATCCCTTGCACTCATACGGTCACAGAAGTCATAAGGTTTACCTGCGACCTTGGCAGCTACCAGCATGGCGTACTGTCTGGTCAGTTCGATTCTGGAGCCGGTGAACCCCTGTCTCGTCATTTCTCTGTCTATCTCTACGAGATCGCGGGCATTAAGATCAAGAAGTCCGGATAAATCGATCTCTTTGATTTCCTCACCATCGTACTTGAACGGCTGTCCAAGTGTCAGTTTCATCAGGTCTTTAATGTCCTTTTCAGCTTTATCCTCAGTCTGAGGAGCTGTATTCTCTACAGCCCCTCCCTCCATATTTTCAACAATCTTTTTACTCATAACTTGCACTCCTTATGATCAGCAGTAACGGCGTACTTCCTCAAGGAGGTCTACTCCGTCAATCCAGCAGATATTGTTAAGCTTATCGATCTCTACTACCTTCTCACCATCAATCTCGATGAGCACATATGTCATTTCAATGGTTACAGAGCCGTTCATAGGACTCCCCGGCTGTGCAGTACCAGGTTTTGTAGCTACACAATGACCGCCAACTACGTATCTGAATCCGCACATTCTTGCAACTCCGGTCGCTTTGTCTGTGACCTGGATCGCACCACGCACATTAACTCTTGTCGGCTTCAATGGATTAATCATTTCCGCCATCTCCTTATACAGGACACGGAACGGCACTTCCTGCTGCATGGACCCATACTGTCCGATGACAGGTGTATTGTAGGCGCCGGCGATGCCTGCGCCTCTTATTTCTGCGGTCAGATTGTTAAGTTCGGCCAATGACATATCAGCTGTTACTCCGATAAGTTCATTGCCGTCACCGTTATAAACCTTGAAGTTATTGATAATTTCAGGAATTGCTGCTGATGTTATGTTCTTGCTCATTATGAATTACCTCCCATTGCGTTCTTAAGGATGTTAGGGTCGAATTCAATTGCATTCTCGATCCATTCTCCTGGTGTCCAGAATGCTATCTTTGTATCAAAATGGACTTCTCCGTTCATGATCTTCTCTTTAGTGTTGGCAGCTTCATCGTAGTAGATAACGCCTCCTGCGATGGCTCCATCTCCGGTTGAAAGTGAGTTGAGGTACATGTTCTCACTGTCAACAAACGCCTCAACGAGTCTCGGGTTTACAGGATCATCTACTTTATCCTTGTACGTAAGGATGAAGCGGTTGCGGTACCAGCTCATCATGCGTCTGCAAGCTATCCAACGGTCCTTAGTATCCGTGTTGCCAGGATATGCAGATGTATTGTTTCCCCATGACTTCCAGCCCTGATCATTGATAGCTACAACAATACCGTAGCTATTCGCGAGCGAAGCCTGTGAAATGTCGAGGAGAACCTCTGTGCCATCATCCAGGACTGCTGCGGTCACGTTAAGAAGCTCGTTTGAAGGGCTCTTATATGGAACATCACCGTGCTGTGCATCGCAATAAGCTGTCATAGCAGCCCACACTGCCGAGAAAAAGAATACCTTTTCTCCGGACTTAACCTTAGGCCAGCAAAGGATCACATGAGGATCAGTCACGCCAAGATTTGTCTTTGCCGTAAGGAGATCTGTGTAAACAGCTGCGCCGGTTGATGCATTTGCAGCGATATCAACAATTGCCTCGCATGTGAAGAGTTTGTTGATCTCCTGGCACTTTGATCTCATGACTGCAGCAACAGATGCGTTGTGCGACCATCCAGGTGCAAGGATGAGTCCCGGTGTAAGACCGAGTTTAGGATAGATCTGACGGATAACCTCGAGACCTTTTTCTGCTCCTGTTGATGCATTGACGCCACCGATGATGTCACTTGCAGTAACTCCTGAAGGTGCCAGCTTGTTACCTGCCACGATAACGCTTGTAAGGCCTGTGGTGGCTGCTGTTTCAAGGATGGTGATATCGAGTGTTCCATCATCCCCGAAAGATGTGAGATAATCTGTTCCCTTTGTGAGAGCAGTATCTGCATCTGCCTTAACGGTGAAGTTACTGTCAACAAGAACGCCCTTCTCGGTCACCTTTGCAACACCATCCACGATGGAAATGGTTCCGCCTGTCATTGCTGTCTTGTGATTCGCGTTTGACGGATCGAGAACATTGATGAAGATCACAGGTGCTATTGCGAATAATCTGAAAGATGCATCCATTGACTGACAGAGTGTGTACTTTTCATAGTCATCGCTGTAACCCAGAGCCTTCACTGCTTCTGCGTAAGAATATGCAATGATGGGCTTGTTGACTGCTGCTGCAGGATTCTCAACGAGGTTCACCGGCGCTGTACCGATAACAACCTGAAGGGCTGCTGTTCCGACCACAGGAGTTACGAGCTGTGTTTCTTTCTCTCTTGTGGAAATCATGTGATTATAAGCCATTTTTTATTCCTCCTTGGTTATATTTTTCTAAAACCAGCTTATATATTCTTGCTCTCGCGCTGTTCTTGTCCTGAAGTTCTGTCAGAGCTTTGTTAAGCTCTGACAGAGGGACGATCAAGCTTTTGAATGCAGGCATGTCTTCGGCTGCTTTCTTAAGGATCTCTGAAATCCCGTTATTGAAGACCGTACCCCTTGCAACTCCCGGGATAGTCGGTCCTATGTATGCTTTTATTTCTTCTGTCTCTGTGGCTTTCTCTGTAGGTTCTGCGACGGTCTCTACAGTCTCTTCCACAGGCTGTGCTTTTGGTTTATTGCTCATATATATATTCCTCCGCTTTCTCTCTGTATGCCCGGATAGGAGAATGTCATAGTTATGGCACCGAAGAAGTACGGGAATGTATCTT